TAGATTGTGGTATAAAAATCACTGGTGATGTATATGTTGACGTTCCATATGTTAAATAAATATTGTAAATTGATAAATTAACATTAGATTGATTTGGAACAATGGGCATATTTAATATAGGTGCATCGGTATTTGTTAAATTAAATTGAACAATAGAACCGTAATATTTTTCTGGACTAAATAAATAAGGTAAAATACGTGATTGATTATATTCCGCTAGTGTTGAAGTTAATTGACCATCACTATTTATATTGGAAACTTGAACATCTAAATAGAAAACTTCGGGTGATTCATTCATCATTATATATATATATTAATATATTATATTTTTTTATAATTAAAATATTATATATTATTAAATTGACTTAAAGAAATAATGTTATATAATCTTATAGAAGGCCTAAGAAAGAAATAAATTATGATAATACATATTTTTATAGAATTGTATGTAAAGATTTAAATATATTAGATTGTTATGTAGGTCATACAACTAATTTTATTAAAAGAAAAGCAAAACATAAAAATACTTGTAATAATGAAAATCATAAAAATTATAATTCAAAAGTTTATAAATTTATTCGTGATAATGGTAATTGGGATAATTGGGACATGGTAATGATTGAACAAATTAAATGTGATAATTTCTTAGAAGCGTGTAAGATTGAAAGAAACTATTTAGAACAATATAAAGCAAATCTAAACCATTATACACCAATACGAACACAAGAAGAAAATGATGAATATTATAAAAAATGGTGTGATAATAATAAAGATAAAATAAAAGATATGCAAAAAGAATATTATGAAAATAATAAAGATAAAATAAAAGATATGCAAAAAGAATATTATGAAAATAATAAAGATAAAATTAAAGAAAATAATAAAAAAATGATATATTGTAATTGTTGTAAAAAAGAAGTTGGAAAAAATAATATTTTAAAACATTATAACACACAAAATCATATAAAAAATAGTCAAATACAAAATATTTAATATCTAAATAGATATTTCATTATATTTTTACTCATATTTATCTAAAATTTATTTAATTTTAGATAAATAATTAGATATTTACATATATTTATCTATTCACAGATATATTTCAGATATGTGGTTGTAATTATTTATAAATAATTACGACCAACTATCTATTACATATCTAATTATATTAAATTAGATATTTATATATAAGATATCTAATTTAGATATCTTATATATATAATATGGAAAAATAAATTTATTATTATTTAAAAAAATTCTAATATAATTATATATAATATGGATACAGAAATGTCAAAAGAGATGCAAAGATATATAAAGAATAGAGACAGATATAATGAGAGAGCAAAAAAATACTTTAATGAAAAGTATTATCCACTCAATAAAGATAAACTCTTGCAAAAATCAAAAGAACAGCGTCAATTAACTAATTATATTTATATTAAAAAAGAAAATACATATACTAAACCAATTATAAATAAATCATTAATAGTTTCATTTGATTAATAATAAAATCTTTCATTTATTCTAGATTTTTTTCTTTATCCTTTAAATATATAATTAATTTATTATTAAATTCGACTTGTCTCTTATATCTCTTATGATCATAATATAATGCTTGTAAAATAGATAAACTAAATCCAATAATAAAACCTTTCATTATAATATTATATATAAAAATTATCTGAAATAATATTATGATGAAAGAAGAAATTAAAGATTATTTAATTAAATTAAAACAAAAGTTTGATGATGCAGATAATTATTATCAAGCCTATAAAGTTATAGATGATAAAATAGTTTTAATCGGTAATGCATCAACGAAAAAAGAATTAAATGAATTAGTTGAAAATAATTTAGAAGAGTTGATAGATGAAGATGTTAAATATGTTATAAAAATATCTTATAATATATCTCTAAAAAATTATATGAAAGGTCCTTTATCTATTACCGCTGTTATTCAAGAAATTAAAAAAGGTAAGATAAGTAAAAAAAATATGAAGGTTAATACAGTTTATTTTACCGAAGATGAATTAGAAGAACATAAACTTAAAAAAAATGATTTTAAATTACTTATTAATGGACTATTTAATGAAACTATTGAATCAAATCCATTAAAAATATATACAAGAAAAGATTTATAATTAACCTTATCCAAAAACCGCCCCGGAAGTCATAAACATATTTTTAAAAATCTTTCTTATTTTAAAATTGGAACTACTAAATAGTTTAATAAAAAGGTGGGAAAAATACGGTTTCCGATTTTTTCTATATATAAATTTCGGAAACCGTATTTTTCCCACCTTTTTATTAAACTATTTAGTAGTTCCAATTTTAATTTAAAAGAAAAAAATTAAAAAATATATATATGACTTCGGGCGGTTTAATCGTTTTCTGTTTCATTTTCCATATATCCATAACTCAAAGTTAAAATTGTAAAAGTAAATCCAAAAATAAAACCTAAAAAACAAATATCAAAATCGTTCATTTATATTATTACATTAGATTTTTTTAAATATTATTATCGTCATTTTTAATACCAAGTTCCATTTCTTTCATCTCCTCTTCCACTTCTAATTTAACATCTCGATGAATTGCAATTAATCCACAACATAAATTTATATTATCACATTTAGATTTTAAACAATAACGAACGACTAAACCAAACGAACCACAAACCAGAGTTGAAATTGTAATCCAAAAAACTGCGTCAAATGTATCCCAGATTTTATCAGCCATTATATATAATATAATCACATATTATATATATTAAAATAATAATTCAAGAATTCTTGTTCTATACTCTGTCTCAGTTTCTCCTTTTTTCATTCTTGGTAAATAAGAAATATTATTAATTTTTTTAGTTTTATTACTTTTATTTAAATTTGATAATTTTTGCAAATCTTCAAAACTATTTATTAAGTTTGGTATGTCATCTTTAATTTCTTCAACTTTTTTCTCAGAATTTTTAAATTGAATGTATTGAGCTGGTTTATTTTCTTTAATAATAATTTCATTTTCATCTTCTTTAACGTCATCAAGAAGATTATTATATTCTTGTTTTTTATCAATCTTTAGATTATCACAAGCAAAAATAAACATTTCCCTTATTTCATCATCTATATATAGTTCATAATTTTTACTTTTATCACATTTTGATTTAATAATAATTTTTCCTAGATTAGTGTTATACATATTTTTAATAATATTTTTGTGTGTTGAGTTTTTAGTTAAGTCTTTAAAAAAATATTCATCAAAAATTCTATCTAACAAGTCTTCATTTAATTTTACTTTTTTAAGTTCGTCATCTGTTGGAATTATCGAACCCCAATTATTAAAATCTCTAACTTTATTAAAAATATTATCTTCTTCTTGTATAATCTGACTCATTTTTTTAAAAAAATTATTATAGTTTTTATCCCATCCAATACTAATCTCATTTAAAGAAATATTTTTAAATTGTTTTTGATAATAATATTTTTTAATAGTTAATTTATCATCTATTGTTGCATCCATATTATATATTCTTTGTTGTATTATTTCTAATTCTGTATTATTAATATTTTTAATAGTGTCGTATGAATAACCAAGTTCAACATCATCAAATAAATCTTTTATTGTCTTATCTAGCTCTTTATTAATAACTTCATTTGAAAATTTAATTTTATAATGTGCTAATTTACAAAAATAATTAAAAGTCATCTTTAATGGACTATATTTTTCAATTAGGATATTATTTATTAGTTGTCTATAAATATCACAACTACCTACAGTTTTATAATCATTTTCATATTTATCATTAGATGTAAAAGTTTTTAAATATGAGACATAAATATTATTACTTTTTAAAAATCTACATCTATAAGAGACTTGAATTAAATCACGCGGTGATGAAAAATCTGCAATAGATAAAAATACTGAATCAAAATCATATTTTTCATAATTGATACCAACATTGATTTTATTATTTGTAATAACAAAGTCTGAAATTTGCCAATGTGTATTTACATCATCAAGAGATTTTAAAATATGATCATCTGTTTCACCATGATAACTAATACCTTTTTTATTTGTGTTTTTTTCAATAACATTTTTAAAATTTTCCATACTAATATATTTTTTATTACCTTCTTTAAAAGGATAAAATATAAAAACTTTTTTATTCTCTTTCAATTTATCAATAATTAGTTTTGTCCAAGATTCAAATGATGATTTAGTATGAATTTTTCTATCTACATTAATTGTTTTTAATTCTATAATATCATAATCATTAGATTGATTCAATGATTTAATAAAATCAGTTGTTATTCTAGATGTAAAGGCATCTAAAAAAATAACTTTATCCGCTTTTTTTAGTATATCTAAAAAACGAACCCAATTTTTTATTTTATCAGTTCCTTCTAAAGTGCCATTATTAAACCATTTGTTTAAAACTGTTTCTATTTCATCAATTACAACAACTTTATAATTTTTTTCATATGTATAATGTAATGAGTTTAAACAAATCATTAATTGTTCTTGTTTATGTATTTTTTCATCTTTATCTGATGATGTTTTAAAATCTTTATAATATGATACATTAATATTTGCTTCATTTAATCTTTGTCTTGTGTTTTGTGCAAGTGCAATATTTGGAGTAATCCATATAAAATTAGATTTATTTTTTAAATACTCGACTGTTTGATAAGTTTTGCCACTACCCATACCAGTATTAATACATAAAAATTTTTTATCATTATAATATATATCTTGACTAAGTGTATCGACTTTTTGAACATTATCTAATTTAAAAAGATTTTGAAAATTTGTAAAATGATTCTCTTTTCTAATTGATGGATAAAATTTTAAAATTAAAGTCATAATTTGATTTTTTGAGACTGGTGGAAATTTATGAAGATGACTAAAATGATAAGTCCATTTATTTAATGATGATTTAGAATCATCTTTGTTTTTATACCATGATAAAAAATCATTAAATGTTAAACCATTATGAAAACAAAACCGAGCTATTAAATGAGTATAATTGTGTGCGAATGTTTTATCTAAAGGTAAAATTTCTAATGCTTCTAATGGTGTAAAATTATTAATATCAAAATTAGAATCAGTTGGTAAAACTTTTTTTAAAATTGGTAAATCACAAACATTAAATTTTTTTGTTTTAGCTTCAATAACTTTAATCTCTGTTTTTATATCTGGTTGTGTTTCTTCAAATTTTGGCATTTCTAAAATATCAGTTTTAATAAATGTAGTTATAAAATGTTTTTTCTCATCATCATTTAAACAAATTTGTTGTATTCTTCCGTCTTCTTTAGACTGATTAATACATTTCATATTTCTATTATTACTATATACACGAGTATCAAAAGAACATTCACTATCTTTTAAAACTTGAACTAAATTTTTAATATATGTTCGTTCTTCTTCATTTTTTATTAGATAATTATTTAAAATAATATGATAACTTTGTCTTATATCACTTTTTGAACCAGAAACAGCCATATCACTATTTGGGAATAGTTGATCAATTTTTTTTGTTATTTTATCATAAATATCATAATCTTTGTTGTCTGCATCAATATCAAAATAAACTTTATGAGGATAATCACAAATTACTTCATAAATATAATTATCTTTTTTGGTTAGTCTTAATAAATCATCATCTGAAACTTCGGCCCACATTCTTCCATTTTTCTTTGATACCAAATTTACAACTGATGACTCTGAACTTTTATTTTTAATTATTTGGTGCATTGCTCCTCCATTTCCTGATGCATTTTTAAGCCATTCAACTTTAAGATGTTTTATTTTTTTAAATTCCATATTATATATAATATATAATAGAAAATAATTCTTTAAATACTTTTTTAAAAAAATATATTTCTATATATTTTTTTAAACACCATATAAAACTGCAAGACTAGGATGTAGCTCATCTTCTTCTTTATTTTTTTTATCTTCTCTAATCTTCTTCTGCATTACTTTTTTTTTTAACATCTCTTGATACTTCTCTGGATTTTCTGTCTTTATTTTATTATAATATGTTTTATTGTTTTTTCTAGCATTATCTTTGTGCTCCTTTATCCATTTTTTTGAACATTCATTAGTGCGTTGCTTTATCTTCAAATATTTTTCATATCCTTTTTGTAATTCAGTTAAATTTATATTTTCCATTATATAATATAATATAGAAATTTATTTCTAAATACTTTTTTAAATCATTTTTTTAAATCATTTTTTAAATTATTTATGCGTTATTCATTAATAAGTAATTAATAGCATATATAAAAGTTGGTTGAGTTCCTGAACCATTAGAGGTGTTTAATGTAATTTGTAATTCATACAAACCATTGGCTACCAATGAATAACTATTAATGGCAATTGGATAATCTGATGAAAATGTAAAAATTGGGATAATTGTATTAACTGTCCATCCTGATTTTGGATTCCAAGGCACATTGAAAATATACTGTGAAGTGCCGGCTGGGGGCAGAGTTCTTGGTGGATTAGTTGTAAATTGACCAGAATAAAAACCACCTTGGTAATTAGCAGCATTCATACTTTGATTGACATACATACTAGAAGGAACATCAACATAATTTCCTGTTCCATTAAATGTGATATCTGTATTATTACCATTAGTTGCGAAAAGATTTATAAGTGGGGTTGTGAGTTCTGTTAAAGCGTTAAATGTTCCTGCTTGAATATTTGCGGTATTAGTTCCTGTAGTTGTATCAACTAAACCAATATAATTAGTTGTAATTGGTTTAATTAATACAGTTCCAGAAGTATCAGTAAGTTGTAATCCTTTTGTTTGTAAAACACCAGTAGTTGGACATTTTAATTGAACATATTGATTAGAATTACCGATTTGAAAACTGGGAGTAATTGTTGCAGGGCAATTTACCGCTAATGTATTTGAATAACAAGATAATGAGTAATCATTATCATTATTAGAACTTTCAACAGTTAATTTATTAACAACAATATTACCTAAATCTATATCTCCTGTTCCATTAAATAAATTATTTAATGAGTTAGCATATTGAGGATTTAAAATTGTTCTATCCGACATTTATATATATATATATATTATATATTTTTTTTTTAGAATATAATTATAATTAATTTTTAAATTGCTATATAAAAAAAAACTGATAAATATGGAGGACTGATATTAACACCATATAATCCAGATACCGCATCTATAGATTGAATACCATTACCAGTATTATTTATTTCAATATTTGTTTCTGCTGTTCCAGTATTTATACCACCTATTCCTGGTTCTATGATATATGTTCCAGATGGTGGAATAGGTATATAAGGCAATTCAAAAGAACCTACACCGGATAAATGATTATGACCGGGGTCCGTAATTGTGTGCGAATGTTCTGGGACTTTTGTTAATATTGGCGGATATGTTTGAGGACCGCCCCCAAAATTTGATGAAACTGAATAATTATTATTTGCTCCACTTTGATTATTACCACTTACAAAATTAGATGTTGAACAACCTAAATTATTTGTATTATTTCCACCAATCGGAAAACAAGATTGAAAATTAGGAACACAAAAAGTAGACATTGACCCACCATAAGTATATTTTATTACATTAAATAAATTTGGGTAATCATTTATATTATATGTTGAACCATCACATAATAAAAAACCAGTTGGAGCATTGATATTTGATATTAACATTTTTATTGAACCAGATGGAACTGATGAAACATTATATTTTATTGAATTTATTTCTATAGTTGGTATTGATAAAAAATTAGTTTGATTTTGGATTGTTGGAACTGACAAATAACCATCTATATTAATATTGTTTCCTGTCATAGTTCCTGTAAAAATTGGATTAATTATCGTCATAAAAGGTTTAAAAACTTGTCCTATCCAATCTTTAACATATTGTAAATTTGCTATTAATGATAAATTAGTTTGTGTTATTGGTTGGTTTACAGCACTTGTATTATCATAAAAAATTTGGTCTCTTACTCTTTGATTGATACCCGTATTATAACTCATTATATAATATATAAATATATTTTTTTTAATTTTGATTATAACAAATACAATATTTTACTGAAATATAAGGAGGTGAAATATTAACGCCATTTAAATTTGATATTGTATCTGTTTGTTGTATTTGATAACCATTATTATTTATAGTAATAAAAGTAAACCATATTTCATCAATCACTTCAGGGGCGACACTTGATGGTAATTGACAAAGTGGTAAATAAATAGGTTCAAGATTAATACCGACATATTTATTAAAATTTTGTTGTAAATTACTAGAATGAAAATGTCCGGGGTCATTAATTGTATGAGCATGTTCTGGTAATAATGTTAATAATGGTGGATATTCTTCTGGACTACCTCCAAAATTTGATGAAACTGAATAATTATTATTTGCTCCACTTTGATTATTACCAGTTGCAAAATTACTTAAAGCACAACCTAAATTATTTTGACTGTTTCCACCAATTGGAAAATAACTATTAAAATATGGCACATTAAAATATAAACCACTTCCTCCATATGTATAACCAATTAAATTAAATAAATCTTGATAATCTGAAACTAAATAAGATGAACCATCACATAATAAAAAATTTGGTTGTAT